CGCATCTGATTAAACAAAAACTTACAAAAGAGATAGATTCCATTTTAGAACAGCTTGCAAGGGACATAAGTGCCGTTTAAAAGAGGTTTTGCAGCAGGTATTGAGCCGGAACCGGATTTGACAATTAGCGAATGGGCTGACAGATACAGAATCTTACCGAGTGAGGGAAGTGCAGAACCAGGAGTGTGGAGGACAAACAGAACCCCCTATCTAAAAGAGATTATGGATGAGTTGTCACCTCAAAGCCCGACCCAGGAAGCAGTTGTGATAAAAGGCACCCAGCTTGGATTTACGGAGTTGGCGAACAATGTTCTTTTTTATTATGCAGATTTACATCCTTGCCCAATGTTACAGGTTTTGCATACTGAAGAGATAGTGAGAACTCACGCTAAAACAAAAATTTGGCCAAGCATTGAGCTGATGTCAAGGTTAAAAGAAAAGATCAAAAAATCTACTTCAAATAAAACCGGATCATCTACAACAGAGCTGATTTTTCCGGGCGGTAACTGGAAATTAGGCTGGGCGCAGACGAAATCAACTTTTGCAAGTGTTAGTAGAAGGGTAGCGGTTGGCGATGACGTGGACAGATGGCCGCTTGATGTTGGGGGCGAAGGTAATCCTGTAGAGCTTTTGAAAAAAAGAACAGATGCGTTTGCAAACAGAAAGATTTATATTAATTCCACTCCGACAATAAAAGGTGCATCCAATATTGAAAAAGAGTTTAATGAAAGTGACCAGAGGCATTATTACATGCCGTGTCCGCACTGCAAAGAGATGATAGTTTTTGAAAAAGAGAACTTTGTCTATGAATACGATAAAGAGACTTATGAGCTAATAAGCGATGTAAAGTATAAATGCCCAGAATGTGGAACAATGATTGAAGAGTGGCAGAAAACAGAAATGATGAAAAACGGCAAATGGATAGCCCATAATCCAAAATCTTCCAAAAGAGGCTACAGGCTCCCAAGCTATTACTCTCCGGTAGGCTGGCTTAGTTGGAACTCAATTTTCAAAGAGTATTTAAGAGCATTGCAACAGCAAGAAAAACATGGCGTAAATGAGTATATGAAAGTATGGATAAACACCAGAGATGCAAATGTTTGGGAAGAGGTGCATGAAGCTACAGAAGCGGATGATATTTTGCTTTTAAAAAGAGAAGAGTTTGGTCCCGGTATCGTTCCGCCAAACACTGCCTTTTTAGTTATGAGTGTGGATGTGCAGTTAGACCATTTTTGGTATGAGGTTAGAGCTTTGCAGTATGGAAACTCAAAGCACATTATTCGTTATGGGAGAGCTGAAAACTGGATAGATATAGAAGATATTTTTAGCACCTATTACGAGGACAAAAACGGGAATAAACACATGGTAAGAGTCTGTGCAATAGACAGCGGTTACAGGACAGACGAGGTTTATGAGTTTTGTGCTATGCATAGCAATATCTGTATCCCTATAAAAGGTGCCGAGAAAATGACCGGTCCTTGGAGAGTTGCTCCAGTTGTAAAAGAAAAAGACGGGGTAAATATCGCAACAGGATTGAAGCTATACACAATAAACACTGAATATTTTAAAGACATGCTGCAGGCAAACATAGACAGATCCATTGCAGCTGCAAAAGAAGGAAACTTGAATAAGGACAATGTGTTAACCCTGCACAATGAAACCGGAGAAGACTTTGCAAAACAATATACGAGCGAATACAAAGCAGAAGAGGTGAACAAAAAGACCGGAGCCGTTAAATATATCTGGAAAAAAAGATATTCAAGAGCACCAAACCACCTTTGGGACTGCGGAGTGTATAACACATTTTTGGGTGAACTTTTGGGGATCAGGTTTTTAAGAAAAGAGAAGAGTGTGAAGCAGAAAAGAACAAGCAAGAAGCAAGTAGTAAACAGCGTATCTGACTACATGGATGAATTTTAAGGGGGAGTGATGGCAAGAAGAGCGAAAAATATTTGGGATCAAGCAATTACTTTTCATCCAACAATAAAACAAAAGACAAATTTTATACTGGTTGAATTGGCAAAAGATATGGATTTGCCAGTGACTAAGATTCTTGAAAAATTACTTTATGAGAGCACAACATTTAAACAAAAAGAAAAAGAACTTGAGAAAAAAGGATATTTTGAATTTTAGTCGACTATTTTTTTTCTTCTAAATCTGCAAAAATTAGCCAAAATGGATAAGGATTTGTTTTGGCTAAGACTCTCGGACAGCAATTAGACCGCGTTCAGGAAGCTATTGACAAACTTGAAAGCGGAACAGCACAGTCTTATGAAATAGAGGGCAGGAAGATGACTTATCTTGATTTGCCCGCTCTTTACAAAAGAGAAGAGTATCTACTTAAACAGATAGAAAATTACGGGAGAGACTACACACCAGGCCAAAATACAAAACCTGTTAGGAGAAATATAATTGTTTCTTTTGGATAAATTGAAGTCTATTTTTAGAAAACCACAGAAAAGAGCCTTTTATGAGGGAGGGCGTATTACAAAAGCAAATAGAGACTTTTGGAACGCCAATAGCCCTTTTGAGACAACGGCTTCTCCAGACAGAGATATTTTAAGAGCAAGAGCAAGATGGCTGCACGAAAATAATCCTATTATGGCTAATATAGATAAAACTATCGTAAATAACATTATTGGCAGAGGCATAAAACTTCAAAGTAAAACAGGAAGCAAAAGAGTAGATGAAGAGATAGAAAAACTATGGCGGGATTGGGAGAAAAGAGACAATTGCGACCTTACCGGAAGATTAAATTTTGGTGATTTACAAAGGCTTATTTTAGAGCAAAGAATGGTTGACGGGGAGATATTTATCTATAAAAAGATTACAAGAGATAAAAATTTCCCTCTGAAATTGCAACTGATAGAAGCTGACAGAATAAATAAATTTAGAACCGATTGGAATGTAATTGACGGAATAGAGATAGACGAAGACGGCAGACCCGTAAAGATACACATAGTAAATGGCGACTATGACATGAAACTTAGCTATGTGGCTCTTAGTGCGGAAGATGTAATTAACTATTTTAAAGCTGAAAGAGCGACACAGTATAGAGGTATAAGCGAATATAAGCAGGCGATTATAGATATTAAAAACTTTAGCGCTTTCCAGACAGCAACTATACAGGCAGCAAGGGCAAGGGCAAATATTGCTTATTATGTTAAGCAAGAAGCGCCACCGGGATTTGCAAACAATGTGGTAGATGATGAGGATTTTGAAAAGATACAGGAAATCAACGGCGTAATGGTGCATTACCTCAGACACGGAGAAGAGATAGGCAAACTTGATCCGGATGTGGTAAGCGGAACATACGGAGAGTTTGTAAAAACAGTTGTGAGAATGCTGGCAGTTGCAAGAAATGTAAGCTATGAACTGGCATTTAGGGATTTTAGTGAGGTGAATTTCAGCAGTGCAAGAGCTGCAATTATACAGGACAACAAAAGATTTGACTACGAACAGCAACACATTATCTCTTATGTGCTAAATCCGATTTTTGAAACTTGGATGGATACTATGGTGATGGCCGGTAGGTTAAAGAGTATAAACCCGGTTGCCTATTTTAAAAACAGACAAAAATTCATTAAACCTAAATGGATTACGCCTGCAAGAGAATGGGTAGATCCGCTTAAAGACATGAAAGCTATAGAACTTGAGCTTGCTCTTGGGCTTACTACAAAGAGCGAAGTAATAGCAAGCAGAGGAAAAGATTTTGAAGAGGTATTGCTGCAGCAAAAGAGAGAAAAAGAGCTTGAAAAACAAATCTTAGGAGAGGACAATGCCAAAGAAATATAAACTTGAGGGGCAGGAGATACAAAGAAGAGCGTCTCCAAATATTAGCCTTATTGACGAAGAGGCAAGAAAAATCCCTTTTATCCTTATCTCTAAAGAGAATGAGGGCGAAAGGGTTGACTGGTGGAGCGGTGAGAGATACATAGAGAAGCTTGACGTAAAAGGTGCGAAGTGGGACAGGCTAACCACCCTTTTTAAGGACCACAAACGCACAGTAGATAGCGCAATAGGAAAAGTTGAAAATATACGCATCGAGGATGGAGAACTTAAAGCCGATGTGGTTTTTGGCTCTACACCTGATGCCGTAGCGGTATTTGAAAAATACAGAGACGGGATTTTGACTGATGTATCTATCGGATACAAAGTAAACGCTGTAACTATAGAAGAGAGAGTAGGTGAACCAGATGTGGTGACTGTTACCGACTTTGAAATAAAGGAACTTAGTGCAGTCGGTATCGGTTTTGACAAAGGGGCGACAATAGGAAGAAACTTAGAAGGAGGAGATATGCCTAAAGAACTTATCGAAAGACTTAGAGAGCTTGAAGCTCTAAAGGAAAGGACAGAGGAACAAGAACGTGAACTTGCGAAGCTAAAATCTTTGGCAGCTGAAGAAGAGGACAAAACAAGAAAGCTTGAAGAGGAAAACAGAGAACTAAAAAGAAAAGCGGAGATACAGGAGCTTGCGGTTGCATATGGTGTAGATAGCGAAACGGTGCAGAGATTTTTGGAAGATAAAACAAAAACAAAGGAAGATTTCTTGAGACATTTGTTGGATGAAAGAGCAAACAGACAGCCTAAAGCATATCCTGGCAAAAACAGCGACCAAAATAGAAGCGATATGATAAGGGCTATGAGTAATGGATTGCTTCTAAGACTCGGGTTTGAGAGCAAAGAGGTACATGAAGATGCAAATATGTTTAGAGGCATGAGTGTCCAAAATATGGTTAGAAAAATTGCAGGATTGCCTCTTGAAGCAAGCGAAAGCGATTTGGTAAGGGCGATGACTACAAGCGATTTTCCTAAAATCCTTGCAAATGTACAAAATAAAGTCATCCAGGACAGCTTTGAGAGCGCTCCGGTAACATTTAGAATGTGGACGCAGGCGGTCGATTTTAAAGACTTTAAACCTAGAACTGAAGTAAGAAAAGGAAGCTTTGGCGCAAGCTTTAAGAAAGTGCAAGAGCTTGGACATAC